CGCCAGTCGTGTCGATCGTCCCGCCAGTCGATCCCCACGCCGCCGCCGTCGGCTCCGTGCCTGTCGAGTAGTTCTCCCATGTCGTGCCATCTTCCGAATGCTGGAACTTCATCGTCAGCGTCGCCGTTTGCATCGACGATGAGGCCCCGAAGGCGCCCGAGACGATCGCCTTGCAGGAGTAGTACTGGCCAAGGCCGCTCTCTTGCCGGTCAATCGTTACCCCGTCCTGGGTCGTCGCCGCCGTGGCCGACGACTGCGTGATGCTGGTATTGACCAGCGCCGTCCGCGCATGAATCCGCGCGCCGATGTTGAATTGTTCACTGAGGCTCATACCCGTGCTCCTTTGTCTCTGAAATGGTTCATGCCCGATCGGGTTACGCGCCCCAACCGCAGACTTCGATCACATGCGCGCTTTCGGTGTGCCGCATGCCGCAGTCCACCGTCCGCACGAGACGGATCGCCGACTCGTCTCGGCTGATGCCAGATCGCAGCGTGCCGCTGGAGTCCGCATACGTCGCGTTAGCGAACATCTCGATTTCCAACGTCGCCCCGTCGCCGATGAAGAACTCGCTCATCTCGACGTAATACAACTCCGTGTCCGTGCCGCCGCCGAGCGTGACCGAGATGTTGTTGTCGCGGAAGACCGGTGCTCCAGCGAGCACCGCCCCGTTGTCCGCCTGCATCTGCGGATACACCAGGTTGGAGTTGCCGTCGATCAGTTCCCAGCCGAGGTAGTCAGCCGGGCGGGAGTGCATGAACCACGCCCGACGCACCATCGGCGCATTCGCGACCGACAAGGCATTCTTGACGGTGCGGATGTCCGTGCGTGTGTTGGCGAGGGAGGTGCCAGCCGAGTTCGTGCGGCCCGCGGCGCCGACCCAGTTGTAGATCCCCTTCGGCTGCCCGGCCAGGCCCGAGCCCTTGAGAAACGCGATGTCCTCATCGTTCGCCGTGATGCGCACCATGTCATCACGCACAATCCGCTCGGCTTCGAGACTGGAGTTACGTCGAAGGTCGTTGCTGATCGGAACGAGCACCGCGTACTTTTTCTCGACCAGCTTCACCTGCCCGAACGTCGGTTCCGACGGCGTGATGTTCGCGCCTTCGGCATCAACCCAGATCCCGGTCGCGCCGCCCGTCATCTTCGGCGTGGTGAACGACCCGTTCGTCAGCGACACTTGCCGCGCGCCGGCTTGTCGCACCTTCGCCGCCGCCCGGAGCATCTCGATAAACTCCGCCACGACGAAGTTCTCGGGGATCAACGCCCCGCCGGCCGTGAACGTGGACTGTTGCAACGCCCGCGTCTGCGGCGCACGTTCGCCATACGCCGTCCGCGCTTCCGCAATCGCCCGGTCTTTCTCCCACCCGCCGAACCGCATCCTGGCCGCGACAATCGCGCCGAGGGCATCGCCCTTTTCGTAGGCGCGATGCTGGTTCTCGATGACCTCGACGCTTCCATCGGCATTGCGTGCCGGGGGATCGCCCTTCGCCCGTCCCATTTCGACGGGCACGTCGTAGTGCTTGGCCGCTTGCAGGGCCTCCGCCGCCGACGTGGCGCGCGCGAGTCCTTCGAGTTCTCCGGCCAGACGAGTCGCCTCGGCGATCTGCGCCTGAAAGTCCTTGTCTTCCTCCTCCGTCATCCCCCGTTCGTTTTCGCTCTTGCAGAGCGTGACAATGGCCTCAGCCTTGTCGAGCGCGTCCTTCCGCCGTTCCCGTAGTACCTTGTCGCTGACCATAACTGGCTCCCTTGTGTGCGGAGCCAGCCCAAATAAAGAAAGGCCCCGCGTTCGGAGGCCCTCTGGGAGCACAAGATAATAGATTCCGTTGTGACCGACTGCCGTTCGTTACATCACTCGCCTCACCGCTGACTCTTGCGTAGACACGAGACAGCGGAAGCTGCTCTGCCCGTCGCCGTAGTGATTCGCGGCCGTCAGCCGCTCACTGTGCCCGCATCGACACCGCACCTCGATCTCCGCGCCCGACGACACCGCGCCGAGCGTGAACTTCAGGAGGATCTTGCTGTAGCGCCCTGCGCTGATACACGCCGAACACCGCAGCTCCCCCCACACGATCTAGACCACCTGCGCCCGCGCCGCCTGAATCTGCGCCAGCGCCGCCTCAAGCGCGCGACTCGCTGGCGTCTTCGCCGCCTCAGCCTCTCGCGCTACCGCCTCTTGCTCTCGATAGAAGGTGGACACGATCTCAGGCACACTCCGCGCACTGACGGACGTGCCCTCATACGCCGGGAATGTCACCGGCCCAACATCAATGAGCTTCACACGCTCGATGATGAGCAACGGCAAATCGTCCGGCCCGACGCCCGCTTCTTTCGCGATCCGCGCTCCACCCTTCGGCACGATGAACTTGAAGCTGCTGCCGGAATAGTCGCCGCGCCGCACACTTTCAACGGTATCGCGCGCCACCGTCGTATTAGGAAGCGTCACGGTATAGTGCAGCCCGTGAGCATCGACCTTGAGCGCCAGCGTGCCGTTCTTGGTCCGGCCGAGCACCTGCCGATGGTCATGGTTCGGCGCGGCGATTACGTCGTCTCGGCCAATCGCCTCAGAAAATGCCGTCGGGGCAATCCGCTCGCGCCACTGTAGGCCGGTGTTACTCTGAATAATCGTCTCCTGGCCGAACACCGCCGCATAGCCACCCAGCACCGCCGGCTGATCCGCGTCGCCTCCACGCACTTCGACGCCAGCTGCGAATGAGTCTCTAATTTCTTCCTCTACGAGATGAATCCGCATTTCGCTCATCACATCACCTGCTTCGGTTCGGCCACAGACGGCGCCGCGGGCTCAGGCTCCACCGCGATCGGCGCGTTCGGCAGAATGGGCATCGATCCACTGGGCGACCACAACACCTGACCGGCAGGCCCGCCAATCGGATTCAAGTCTTCCAGCTCGCGGATTTCGTCGGCAGGCAACCACCGCTCCGCGGACTTGTAAGCGTTGTAGCGCGTCTGGATGTCCCCACGCACCAGGGCGTTGACGACGAAGATCGCCTCATGGCTATTGACGCTCTGGCGCGTCAGTAAGTCCCGAGCAATGGCCTGTTGCCACTGCATGAACCACGGCATCATCGTCAGGTTGATGAAGCCCAGCATCTGCTGTTCAATCCCCGAGCCCCAGGACGTGTCTTTCGTCTGGTTCTGGATCATGAACAGCGGCACACGGTAGATCCGGGCCGCCGCTTCAATCTGCGCCGCCCGCAACTTGTCAAGTTGCGACTTCTCGGGATCGACCCCGACGACTTGAAACGTGATGCCTTCCTCCAGGATCGCCACCTTGTTCGCATTGCCGGCGCCCATGAAGCGGTCGATCCAGGACTTGCGGATGTTGTCTTTGGCCTTCTGCGTCAAGGCACGCGGCGACGTGAGGATAATGCCTGGAATAGCCCCGTTGCCGAACCAGCTCCCGACGTAGCCTTCTGCCGCGGCCGAGATACCCAGCGAGTCCCGGTTGATCATCAACGGCGACCGGCCGTCGAGCCCGTCGTCCGAGTTGATGTGCAGATGGAGGATGTCTGGCCGCTCCGGGTCATGGACCCAGATCCGGTAATCGCCCTTCGCCATGTAGTACTTGAACACCTTGCGGCCGAGGCCGTCGCGTTCGACGAACATGCGCGCCGGGTGCAACGGCCAGAGCGCGAGAATGTCACCGCGCCCGTTGCGCTGAATCATCGCGTAGGCGCGGCCCCAGATCGCCAGATGCCGCGTGATCATTTCCCGGCCCTGCATCGCCGTGAGTTCCGGGTTCATCAAGTCATGCAGCACGGCGTACAGCGGATGGTCAGGGTCAGGTTCCTTCCCCTTGCCAGTCTTCCGATAGAGCTTCAGCGGGAGTTGCCCGACCGTTTCGGAAATAACATGCACGCAGGCATAGATCGCCGGCAGCCCTTCGGCCGTCGTTTCGTTAACCACCGTCCCCGATGACGTCTTCCCGCCATTGAACGCCGAGACGAGCCAACTCGCCGGGGTAATCGTTGATCCGCCGTTGTTATATTCGCCAGACACCAGGCCCGGCAGGTTGCGCTGGAAGATCGAGGATAGGAGGCCCATTAGCGGTCCACCTCCTGCGCCTTCGTGAGCGCCTTCGTGGTGTCTACCTGTTGCAGCCGTGCGCCGGCCACAAGCAAGATCAGCCCGCCAACAATGGCCGCCGCAGGCCAGCCAAAGGCGCCCCATAGGCCCGCGAGCAAGGCCCCTATCCCGACAAACACCACGACGTCGCCCGCGCTCACCATGTGAACACCTCGGCGTTGTCCTGATCGTACGTAGACCGGCCTGGCGCCTCGTTACGAACAACGCCCTGATCGATCGCCATGATCAGTGCGACAATGCCGTCAATCTTTTCGGAGGCCGCGTCCTTGTCCGGTCTGATTTCCTTATTCCGACCGTGCCGGATCACAAAGTTCGACGCCATGAACGACAAGATCGGATTGCCGCCGCAGCAGAGCTGGACTTCAGCAATCATTTCGAGCATCCGCTTCGTTGGCTCGTTGAGCTGGAAGCCCTGCGCGGTGTCCACGCAGTTGATGCCGCGTCCAGCGAGGTACTGCGCCATCTGCTCGGCAAATCGCTTGTCGTAGGCAAGGGCTCGCACGCCCGACTCTAGGCAGTCATGCTCAATGGCTTCCTGAATCGTGGCGTAGTCGGTTGTGGGGCCACCCTCGGTCACTTCCAGCACGCCCGCCTTGACCCACTCGTCATAGGGCCGATTCGGGAACTTTTCGATTGAGGCTTTCGGAATCCAGAAACGCGCCCGGATCGCCAACCGGCCATCGTCCAGCGGCCAGGTCCGCACAAAGGCACTCAGGTCGTCGCTCATGCCGAGGTCGAGCCCGGCGTAGCACGGGAGATCGATCAGCTCGTCGTCGCTGATCACGGCCTGGCACAGCGCCCATTGCGCCATATCGATCGCGCGAGTGTGCTGATTCGTCCAGACGCAGAAATTGAGACGCAGAACGATGTTTGTCTCCGACGGTAAACTCTTAGCGTTCGCGACCTGCCGACGCAGGTAGTCCAACGTGATCGTGACGCCGAGCAGCGGATTTGTCTTAACCCAGCACGACTCGTCAATGAGCGGGTCCTCGCCATCGTCGAGCGCGCACACGTACGTAAACAGCCGTTCGTCCTGAGCCAGCCCACGCAACACGCGGATCGAGTGCTCGTGCATCTGGAAACAAATAGACGTCCGGTCGAAGCCGCTGTTCGTAATCATCACGGCCAGCGGTTGCTTGCGAAACTTGAACCCGGCCTTCAGTTTATTGATCACCTCGCCCGTCGGGTGCTCGTGGACTTCATCGATCAACGCCATCGATGGCCGAGGCCCTGACTTGACCCCCTGGTCACGCGAGAACGGCCGGAAGAATCCCAGCCCACAGGCGAGGTTATTGACGGTTTTCGTGATGAGCGGCCGGAGTTCTGGCGAGGCGTCCACCATCCGATCGGCGTCTCGAAACATGATGCGCGCCTGGTCGCGCGTGACTGCGGCTGAGTAGACCTCTGGGGCCAACTCAAAGCCGAGCGCCAGTTCGCCGTTACCCATGCCGGCGAGTAAGGGCGTTTTGCCGTTCCCTTTGCCCTCTTCGATGTAGCCTTCGCGGAATCGGCGATTGCCGTCAGGGCCTAGCCAACCAAAGAGTGACCCGATAATGAACGCCTGCGACGGGTGAAGCAGGAACGGCTTCGGCATTCCATCGTCGCCGGCCGTGTCTGGCAGCTTGAGTACCTGTTCGTAGAAGTCGATCCAGGCATCGGCGGCCGTCTCGTTGAACTGCCACGAGAAGCCGGCACTTCCCTCACGCTCGCGGTCACTCAGATGCCGCTCGCAGGCCAGACGCACATACGGGCCAGCCACCCACCAGAGGTTGCTCGCCGGTTGCGGCGTCACCACCTCACGCGCCGAGACGTCGCCCAGCACCGCACGAGCGTACACGTCCACGCGATGCGTGAACTTCGCCCAGCGGCTACTTGACGCGCCTGAGGGCTTGCGCTTGTTGTTGGAGCCGCGCGAGCGGCTTGACTGGCTCATCCGTTTGGGTTCCTATAATCCGCACCCGGCTCCGTGCCGCCGGGGTCATGCCGAACTCCACAAGAAAGGCCCGGAGCGCCATGCGCCCCTGCCGGACCTGCGTCACGTAACGCGCCTCAAGTTGGCGGAGCTTCGTGATCTCCTGAAAACAAGCGACCAGTTCGCCTTTTTCCAGCCCGCTCAGGTTCTCTTCCAGTCGGTCGATACCAGCAGACGTGTCCGCCTGCATGCCCTCGATCGCCTCGGTCTCGGCGAACATCCGGCTATACTGATACAGCGCCGCGTCGTCCACCACCGAGAGCGTCTTTGAGATGTCCAACCGGCCGACCATCCGGTGCCATTCCTCAAGCGCCTTGCCGTCTAGCACGGCCGGCGGCTCAGGTTTGCCCTCTGGCGGCGCGGGATTCTCGTACCCACCGTGCCGATCCGCTCTCAACGTGCCGCGCTGCTCGTGCTCCTGCGTCGTCGCCGCGTTTCGGCCCCCTGATCGGCCCTTAGCCCCAGGCATCGGCCTCTGACTCATTCGGTGACAGCGCACGAGAATGAGGGGACAGCGGTTTCTGAGCGTATGAGAGAGACTTCGTAAGGCCACCCCAACCGCTCTGCTCGCACGCGGTGCGCTGGCTGTGATGGCGCTTGCACTTCGGACGCAGGTTCGCGTTACCGTGGATGCGTGCCCAGTCCCAGCCTCGGCGTTGGCCTTCCTTCACCGTGACGATGTGGTCGGGCTCGGTCGATCTCGATGGGCATTCATCGCAGACTGGATGGGCCGCAAGGTATTCCAGACGCCGACTTGGCCAGCCTGTCCACACACCGTAGCCACGGGCGCTCGCGGAACCGCGTTCGCGTTCACGGGTGAGGGAATGAGCGGCGCAATAGCCTCTGTAATGGGCCGGACGTGGACATGTCGCCACACGACACGGACGTTGGGGATGAGAAGGCATCGCGCCGCTATGAATATGCGCGTGCTGCGATCAGATGTCGAAGTGTTGTTGCTGAGATGTAGTGAGATGGTAGGTAGGGATAGGTGATGCCGCTAGGGATTTACCCAGCAACACCACCTAACTTATTACTTGATTCCGTCCATCGGTCGGTCCATTCCTAATTCCTTGCGTCTGTGAATCGCTTGAATCGGCCCTTGCTGGCCTCATGCTGCTCGTTTCTTCGCCTTGCTCTGATGCTGTCCGTCCATCGCCTCTCTCAGCTTGGCGAATAGGTCCATCTGCTCAGGCTCAGACAGACGCCACATCGCCAACTCTGAGGCCAGTACCTTCATGCGGCTGGTGATGTCCTTCACCACCTGTGCCCGCGATGCTTCAGAAGATTTACGCGGGCGGGCAAGATGGACGCTACAGCCCGCCCGAGTGCACTTGTTCTAATACGGGGACTTGCTGTACCTGCGCTTACCGTCGCTGCCCATCCTGAAGGCAGGCATCACTGGATTCGACGGGTCAATCCGACCGCTATCCAATAACCGATGATGTGATTTGCACAGCGGCAGTAGGTTGCTGTCAGCTCCGTTTGTGAAGTCTCCGTCGATATGCGCCGCATCGATGGCGCCCTTGCATCCGCCAATGCTCTCCCACGCGCATCTAGAGCAGCCAACCCGTTGCCGCGCACGCCACCGAGACGTTCTCCAGTGGTGCCCATCCGTCCGATACATTGCCCCCTTGGGCGGCTTCGGAGCCAAACGCATCTTCTCTAGCCCAGGATTGTTGACGCGAGACTGATGGCCAGGAGCGAACCGGCGCAGGCGTCCTTTGTTATCACGGCTCGCCATCGACAACCCGCACCCACACCGGCAACTAATCACGACTCTCGCCTCGTTCGCCTCGGCCGGTCGTAATAGGGGCTCTTGCATTTAGGGCACACCAGCGGCTTGTCCGTCGCGCGGCGTGGCACCCATTCGTGCCCGCACCGTTCACAGCGCCACCCGTCGAGTTTCACCTTGGCCACGCGGCCGGATTGTCTCACAGCGGTATATCCCGA